ATATTTGATAGTTCTCACTAAATCACCTTCTTTACACCATGCGCCCTCAGGCCATGATTCAAGTGTGAACGGATCCTTGTACGCCAAAGGTCCAATTTGGATCACTTTAGCCACAGTTTCGTTAAACTTAATTGTTTGTCTCGTTTCGTCTACCAAAATAATCCCACCCTTGCTTGTTACCTTTTCTCGTCTTAACTGCACAAGTACTCGATCACCCGCAACTTCAATGCCTGGATCTATTACTGGAAAACACTCTAGTTCAGAACGTAAATCTGGTTCTGATTTTGTTACAATATCAAATGCTGCCATTCGGCAACCTCCCTTCAACTTTACAGTTTAGTTATTGTTTTCTTCATCGTTTTCAGTCATGATGTCATCAAGGAAGTTTAATGTTGCTTGTAATCCTTGATAATTACCTACTAAACGCTGATATGACTCAATGTTTATGGCATGACCTGCGGTTAACGATTCCGCAATTCTTGATTGCTCAGTCTTTACACGACCGATAAGTTCTGTTACTATATCTTTCATTGCATATCTCCCTTGAAACTACTAATGCAACAATATATGGCAATCCGCCCCTAAATTAATAGAAGTTTCCGCCTTCTAATTCATTAAGATTTTTGCCTGGACCAATTTGTTTAGCATTTCTAAGCTTAGCTTGTGAAGCGCCAATCTTCCAGTTGTTGTCTCTATGAGAACCAGAATTACCTGATTCTACTTTTTGATCAGGTCCGCCAGCATAGCCAGGGGTGCCTGTCATTTTATAAGCTTTACGAAAGCCTAATTCTTTTTCTGCCATGATTATTCCTAAGTGGTTGGTTGTTGAGGTTCTTGTGGTGCTGCAGGTTGTTGAGCCTGTTGCATTTGTTGCTGTTGCATCGCAGCTTTATTGTCTAGCTGCTGTTGTACCAAGTCGACAACGTGTTGTCTTCTTTGTTGATCCACCTGTGCGGCTTGTTGAGCAGCGGCTTGTGCCATTTGCGCTTGGTGCGTAAATGCTTGCTGTTCAATTTCTAAGCCATGTTGGCGAATATCTTGTTGCGCTTCATGGGATGCCATGCGTGCTGTTTGTTCTTGTTCATGCTGCATTGCCATCTCATCAGCAGTTAACTGCGCATGTGCATTGATAGCAGCTACGCGTTCGCGTGATGAATTGTTAATGTCGGCCAATGCAATTTGTGTTGCATTCTTTTGTGAATCCACTGTAGATTGTGTTTGATACTTAGCTTGAAGTTCTGCCATTTGTTGTTGTAACTTAGCCACTTCAATTTGGTATTTCTGTTTATCTTGACCCATTTCAAGTTGCATCTTAGCTTGAGCTTCAGATGCTTTACGTTGAGTCTCTGCCATTTGTGTTTTAAGAATGACTTGAGCTGTTGGATCTGCATTAGCTGCTTGTTGTTGCTGAGCTTGTTGCATTTGTTGTACTTTTTGAGCCAATGCACTAATTTGTTGTGTGTATTGTTGCATAGATTGTGAATCTTGATCTACTAATTCAGAAGCCACGGCTAAAGCTTGTTGTGCTTCTAAGTCCATTGGTTTTTCTTCATGGAGACCAAATACATCTTTACCACCTGCTGCTTGTGCAACATATGCACGCATAGATTGTAAGTAGTGTAGTGTTAAGTGTTGCTTAATATGTTCTAGCGCCAATGGTGAGAATGATGGACCAATGACTGGGCTGCTACCGTAGTTTGGATTGTTTGCATATTCTAAGTGGATCTTAATGTGAGACATATGATCTTGGTCAGGGTATGCTGCTGCAGGACGACCCATAGTCATCGCTACGTTTTCCAATGCAGGATTTGCTTCTGCTGCACCTTGTGGATTTGGTAATATTTCCTCAATCGCTGGGATCTTTAATTGTTTAAGAATGCGATAATATGCTTCTCTTAAATTAAACATGCCAGGTGGTGCTGATGTAGCCATTTGTAAAATAGCTTGGTTTTGTGCTAGGCGTTGTGTTTCTGAGAATATGTTTGGATCTGAAACAGGACGCACATCATTGTTGTATGAAAAGTCACGTACTTCAATCTCTTCACCACATTGGTTGTCCATCTCATTGAGATACCAATGATTAAGTCTTGAGATGATTGCTAATGACTTAGCTTGTGATCTATGTAATCTTGCATGGATGCTTGAGAATACTTTAGCACCTTGTTCAATTAACGCTTGTGTTGTTCCAACCGGTGTGTTTGAATTTACATCGCCAATTTTTTCTTCTGCTGTGGTTACAACACCTTTAGCTGCATTAGTTAACCAGCCTAATAAATTAAATAAGGTTGGTGATGGTGGATTGAATGGCATAGGCATTGCAATCTTACGAACATCATCAACACCTGGCGCACCTTCAATCTCTATGACTTGCGTTGGCTCAATGCGATCACTTTGTCCGCCAATTCTTCCGCCTTTAAGCTTAAGCATAGTCTGACTGTTGTTAATATGCGCTGCGTCCAACAGAGCACGTAAAGAACCAGTAAGAGCGGCACTAAGACCACCAATAAGGTGAGGTAGGCCAATAGCGTAAGCACCACGCCATGGAATGAATTTGAACTCCACGTACCAGTCCAATTTTTCAAGTTTTTCATCATTAGATTCCCAGTTACGATATAGACCTAATACTTTACTGCTTGATTCATCGACCATCAAAATGTAAGGAGCACGTTTGCCTTCAGTGAGTGGATCATCTTCCAATCTCATGAAGCAAGTAATTTCGTACACTCTACGTAAGCCGTCGATATTCTTAGAAGGCATATCCTTGCCTTCAATCTTATCGTTAGCTTTCTCTGATCGTGTTTGTTCTGTAAGTGGAGTGTCTGATGTTGTGTAGTAAGCTTCTGTATCGCGATAGATACCTTGCTCTATTCTTTGGCGATATACATCTTCTGTAATATCTTGAACTTCTGTAACACGTTGTGCTGTGTAAAAATTGGTTGAAGAGTACGGTAGATAAATATTATCAATCGGTACCCATTCGCAAGTTGGGCGTTTTTGTTCTGAATCATAACGCCATTTAAGGAACTGTGATCCACCAAGTGGAAGTTGTGTGAGAAGTTGTTCCATCTCATCACGGTACTCTTGTACTTGTTCAGTAAGTTGCCAGTTAAGGAAAGATACTTTGCGGTTAGCGGTATCTTCTTTAATTGTATCTGCGTCACCCTTGATATTAGATTTTACAATACCATCGGGTGGTAATAGTTCTTTAGCAGATGAAGCAGCGAAGTCAACACATGACTCTGCCATAACAGGGTGGACGACTTTAGACGCGCCGTCAAAAGTGGCCCCGCCAGGCGCGTCCTTGCCTAAGCCTGTTCTACGTAAACCTTCTTCATATTGTTTATCACGTTCTTTTCTTGATTCTTGATCAACCTCGATGTAGTCAAGATATTCCATGGCAATACTATTGAGCTCATCTTCGTCAAATATTTCTGCTAAGTTTTCATAAAACTCTGGATCTTCTTGTGGGCTTTTTTTATCTTGAAGATTAACAATCACTGAACCATCGTCTAGTTCAATAACTTCGTTTTCTGCTTCGTTTTCATCTAAGCCTAATGCATCAGCAAGAGCTTCTGTTTCATGTTCTTCTTTTAATGAGTCTTTCACTTGATCTTCATGATCATCAAGTGCTGGAAGATTGCCGCCTAGTTGAATTGGAATTGTGGGTTGTGCCATATGATATATCTACGTGATTAATTGATAGGTAACACCTAAGCATACTAATGCATAGGATTTTAAATATCCGCCCTTATTGCGCATACGGATTAACAAACTTTTTATTGTGGTCATCTGCGTACGAATAGTCCCTTGGTGGCAGGTAGTCTAATTGAATCCAGCCTGAGTCACGAAGGACTCGTAGCGCTTGTGATAATGAATCCACATAGTCATCATGTCCGCCTGCTTCTGGGAATGAACACACTTGACGCAAGAAACGTTTTGCCCAGTCTGCAAACTCACCAGGACGTTGTGGATCTTCTGGTATCCAGATCTTGCCTTTTGCAACTAGTGGTGCTACAATGTTCAAGCGTTGAACTTTATCAGCGCGGCCTGGATTGTATCCACGAACTTCGATACCAGATCCTTGGAGCTCTTGAATGAGGGAGATACCTGCTGACTTATCTTCCATCAATACGAGATCGGCTTTCCTTCCTTTCCCGAAATCGTTATCAGCTCCATAGACAACTTCTTTGAAGTCATCGATGACTTTACGTCGGAGTTCTGGATAAGCTAGGTGTCCGTCCCAAGCATCAAGTAATATCACTGCGGTGCCTGCATCTTCTTGTTCAAAGATTCCCCAGATGGTACATGCTGTCGGATCGTTCATTGTCTTTTCAGATGTGGCTGGATCGTATGATGCAATCACATATTCTAAGTTAGGCGTGGGTTTGTTAGCAGGCCACATACGGAATTGTTTACGCTTGATGATACCTGCTTGCTCAGGATCTAAGATTTCACCATAAATTTCTTGGCGACCAATGTCAGTGCCATCGTAAGTCTCTAACTGTTTGAAGAACGTTTGAGATAGATTCTCTTTGTTGTCGTACGATGATGCGTTGACCACATAAACATCGCCACCCACTTTACCTTCGTTAAGATCAACGATAAGCTCTTTAGGTTTTGGCGTTGTGGTAATAATCTGTTGTACACGAGGAATGCGTGGATCTTTAAGACGCAATGTAAACTGAACGCCATCGTATGCATCGTCTAAGTATTCAAACGCACATAACTCGTCGAACCAAGCGCCATGGAATTGTTTACCTCGATAACGTTCTGGTTCGGATGCTGGGATACCTTGGATCAAAGATCCATTGGTCAAAGTAATCTCAAAGAGTGATTTGTTATAATCTTTGATGAGTGATGGCGGTATGATGTTAAGAAGACCTGAGTCCCCTTCGAAACATGTTGCGCGAATATCATTAGACGTTGGTGCTGTGACTAACCAACGTGTGTTGTTAAACTTCCATGCACGAATACCAATCCAGTGTGATGCCGTGTGAGTTTTACCTGATCCTCGACCTGCCAACATAAGGAACGTATCATACTCGCCATCGTCTGGTTCACGTTGGTGAGGTAGCGCTTGCATTTGCCAACGAACTTGCCATAGGGCAGCTTCTAGTTGTTGCTTTGGCCAGTGGCGGTTCTTTTCCGCAAACTGTTTTAATATGGCTTCTTGTTTTGGGTTTAGCATGCCTGTATAAATCCTTCGCCGACTAAGATTGAGTTATCTTCATCGTGCGTTTCAATATGAACACACATCTGAGATTGAATAGGTTGGATGTCTTTGATGTAGCGTCTACCATAATGAACTTTGACCGGTGGCGAGATCTGATGTTCCATAATGCGTGACTTAGTTCTGAAGAAGATTGTGTAGTCCTTCTTAAAGTCATCTGACGTGACGCTTGATTTATTTCCAAGAGATTCTACCAGTCCTTGAATTTGTTTAACGGTCCCGTAATGCTTGGACGAAAATCTAAACAAATCACGTGCGGGTGAATATTGTCTTGATTTAGAATGCATGATGCCTGATAGCAGATTAAGTCTCTCTTCAACCGAGCCTAATAAATAACTGTCAGGTATTTCTCTTGGGATGTTGGGGGCCAGTTGTGATTCTATGGTAGGCGATACTGTAAAGTAACGCTCACCATTGTCTCCATGTTTACCCTCGGTGATCTTGTATCCGGCGTTCTTAAATTGGTCGTGGATATATTTTGCTAGTCTAGGTGGTGGCAGTAATTTGTTTTTATTATTTCGATTAAAGAACCAGAACCCAAAGATAAAAGATGGGACGGATAAATACTGGTGGGGTAATTCTATGGGCTGAGTTGTGGGGATAGAATAGGCCGATCTATTTCTCTTATCCTTGAGTGATAAATTTTTAAGATGGTCTATTTTAGTAAATCGTAACGGACGTCTGAATCTTTTTTGGATGCCCTTGTACTCATCCAAGCGCTTACGATATTTTCTATCTTCTATTAGGAAGCCTAAATGTTTGTCACCTGCTATGGTGAGGTAGTCGTCAAACATAATCTCGTAGCAATCTTCTGAGAAGTATTGCTGGACCAATTTGATTTGGGTCAACTTACCATCCTTATTGAAAACATAGTCGCCTTCTTTTAATTTGGAGGCTGGTTTCCAATAGTCGTAGGTTAACACTTTTTGAGTTGCTAGTATTGCCATCTAAACTTAATCCTAAGTTTGTATAAAAAAGAAAGGGACGTTTTAAGCCCCTTTCCAAAAATACCACAGAAGCAGTATTTATTTGTTCATCACGTACATAGTTACTTCAAAGCCAAAACGCATTTCAGTAGCTGCTGGTTTAGTCCAAGCCATGTTGTTCTCCTTTTTAGATCAAATGTACTCGATATAAGTACATCTTCACTAATGCAGCAATCAGAATTGTTTGGCTGAGTAAAACCATGAATCTTCCATAATACTAATGCAAACTTTGAGGCTTTTTGCCCGGAATTGTTTTTATATATCACTTTTTCCAATTTAATTGTTTGTAAGTCATTGATTTCATTCAGTTTGTCAGGGTACAAAATTTGTAAGTCATTGATTATAAAGGATTGTTACAATTTAGAAACAATTTTGTGTCAGGGTACGACCTCTGTAACCCATTGATTTTAAACACATTGTCACAGTAGTACCAGTAGTTTACACTTTTTTTCTTTTTTTTTAAAAAAATAAAATAAAAAGATAGAGACAAAAGTGAAATAAAGGGGTACTACTAGTACTACTATGACAATCTGTTTAGAATCAATAACTTACAAAGGTCATTTTTGCCAGAATTTTTAAAAAAAATTTTAGAAGTCGACTTTTTGTAAAAAAGTACGCAACCCATAAAAACTTGAGGTCTTAGGGGCCCGGCCGCCACCCTCTTGTCAAGGGACCCAAAAGGGGTGATAGGGTTGACAGAAAGCCCCCCACGTAGTAAGCATGCTTAAGAGATTCCTATGCCGGCAACGCGCCCGCTCAGTCGCGCCCGCAATCAAATGTCCTGGCATATCACAGGACACCACATCACCAGGCGTCCACATACCCCTACTGCCAGTGTGGGTATTTGCCTAACATACTTTGATGCGCCGGTCAAGTAGCTAATACCCCTACTGCCAGTGTGGTTATTAGGAGGGCTGGCATGATTCTTGCTAGGCCTTCGGCCACACAACCACATTAGGTCGCCGCCGTCAAGCCGTTTCGAATACCCATGATAGCAGTGTGGTTATTAGGTAGCGTGGCGAGTAGCAAGAATCGTGCCAAGCTCATAGACATCACTGCAACGCGCTACAACGCACGATTGAATTTCGTAGCCATGATGGTATTAAGTAGGGCACGATCGTTTGCCTATGACGCAAACAGGTGGGTTGGCGCGTCCTATGCGCGTGCGAGGGTGAGAGGTGGGGTGGCGCGGGATAGTGATCAATTTGGGTGGGACTGCGCCCCCAATAAATATGTTGACACCAATTAAAAGATCAACGACAATTCACTTGTTATAATTTATTTTAACCACCACGAAGGAGTAATAACATGGCAACACTAAATGACATCAAGCAAGAGATTTTCAATAACATCGATCCGGAAGCGATCCGCATGTTCGGCGCGCAGTCAATCAAAGATTGGATCGAAGACTTTATGATCAATCTCAAAACACCCGCAACAATGGATGATCTATCAGACTACGTCTCTGAAATCCATTACATCTGCGGTGAAGCAAGCATGCCAACAGATCAAGATTATTAACCACCACAAAGGAGTAACACCATGAATAAGAAAACAATGCCATACGCAGAGCTACTCAAAGAAGCAGTATCAAAGAAGGGCGTGCTCAGCTCATGCTACTCACGCTTCCACCGCTATAGTTTTGCCAATCAGATTTGGGCTTGGAGTCAATCATGCGAGATGAATATTCCGCTCGCACCGATCGCTACACTCAAGCAATGGAACGCAATGGGTCGCAAGGTCAAGAAGGGCGCTAGTGCGATCTTCTTAAACATGCCAGTCATGATTGACGTTAAAGATCCAATCACAAAAGAAAAGACCGGCGAGGTGAAGCAGTTATTCATACCACGCAAGAATTGGTTTTTCTTATCTCAAACCGAAGGCGACGACTACGTCCAAGAAGAAAAGATCGCAGAGTGGGACAAAGATCTCGCGCTAAAAAATCTCAACATCGATGAAGTGCCATTCACATTGGCAGACGGCAATTGTCAAGGCTATGCAGAAGGCCGTAGCATCGCGATCAATCCGGTCGCAGTGTTACCTCATAAGACACGCTTCCATGAGATCGCTCACATCGTGCTAGGCCACACGCTCGAGCACAAGATGGCTGATAGCGAGCTCACACCTCGAGACATCCGCGAGGTCGAAGCAGAGTCAGTGGCTTACATCCTATGCCAAGTGTTAGGGCTCAAGGGCGAAGAAGAGTCACGCGGGTATATTCAGTCATGGCTCAAAGATAAAGACATCGAGGACGCAAGCGCACGCAAGATCTTTTCAACCGTTGATAAGATCTTGAAGAGCGGTCAAAAAGACGCTACAATATAATTTTACTTAACCACCACGAAAGGAAAAGCAACATGGAAGCAAACAACCCACCAAGCAAAGTAAAAGAATTAATAGAAGTTAGGGAAAAGCTCTTCGAATTGAGAAGGCAAATAACCGACATGCAAGACAAAGAAAATGAGTTAGAGTATTACATGATGATACTTTATCAAGATATAAAGAATGGATTCTAAAGAATAGATTCTTCTAGCGCATTCACTGAGTGCGCTATTGGAAGTATATTTTTAACCACCACGAAAGGCAATTTATGAAAGCATCAAAAGAATTAATTGAATACGTTGTAGAGATGAATTATTTTAGGATGATCAGATCGCAACCCACGATGGACGCTAGAAATCTATCGTGGAACGAGGTGCTAGATCTTCTTGAAAAGCTCGAGAACGATCTCAGCCCCGAGAACCTAACATGCGATGGCGAGATACCATACGCAAAGCTCATGCCACGCATGGCTTACTTGAACGCGGTTCGAGACGAGCTCGACAAAATAAGTGAGCGCTATCAGATCGACTTCGAGCTCAATGCCGAGATCGATCAAGAGCTTGCTAACGAAAGGAGCGTATAATGGACTTCTTTACATCTCAGCAACAACCCGTCGAGACGGCAGGATCGCACGGCATCGGCGTGTTCGAAGCATCTTACAACATGATCAAGACGGCCTTCGGCGATCCATGCGGTAGCGATGACTACAAGGTGCAAGTCGAGTGGGCTATCCAATTTGAAGACGGCACGATCGCCACGATCTATGATTGGAAGCAAGGCGATCTATACAACGGCGAGGGCAACGGAACGCATTTTAGCAAGGTCGAAGAGTGGCACGTTGGCGGATTCAATGACAATGCAGAGCTCAGAGTGCTCGAGGTGCTTACTGGCATTCAAGACATGGTCAACACTGGCACACCGCTCGAAGACATACCGCCAAGGGTATTCGATGAAGCAAGACGTAAAGAAGAGTTAAGACAAGAGCTGATAGATATCGACGTGCAGATCGAAGAGCTTCAAGTAAGACGTGATCAACTAGAAGATGAATACTATTCAATGGAAGGCGAGTCAACTTATGGATAATAAGTTTATATGTAACGGGCACGTTTTTGATACTTTAGAGCTCGCAATTAAATACGAGCGCTTTATGAGATCAATAACAGGTATTTTTTACGCTATAGAACGCGCGTAATGCCATCTTAAAGCGCATTTTATCGTGCGCTTTAGGGTTAGCATTAGGCTAATCATTTTAACCACCACGAAAGGACTTATATGTCAAAGCAAGACTTAATCGAGTATACAACCGAGCACTTCGGAAAAGCGCAATCACTCGAGCTACACCTAAGCGCTAATTTTTATCCACCGCTACCAAGCTACGTTAAAAAGATATTCGTCGATGCATTCAATTTATATTGGAGTGGCATGACTGATATCAACGGGCTACAAAAAGAATTGTCACGAGTTTATCGTGGCACGCTTGATCAATACGGCTTCTACAATTATCTCAACGAAGATGATCTCGTGGAGGACTATTAATCATGAAAGAAAGAAAAGTAATTACAGGCTACGATCTGGTCGCAACATGGAACGACGGCGAGACTCAGATCATTGACATACCGAATCATATCGCTAGCGACATTGATTATCTTTTAACACTTATCGAGGACGAAGAGAACGAAGACCTCGACAACGAAGAGGAGGACGACGATGAGTAACCAACTACAAAGCATGCCATTAAAACAACTCAGAGCTATGCTCAAGCAATTTAAGAGCGGTTATGTAGGCATGGGTATCAAAGATATTTTTTTAATGCACACAATCGAAGACGAAATTTTAAGAAGGGAGTCAAAATGAGCTTATTACAAGAGATGGAAAAGCATGGACTAGCAAACTGCGAATTCAATCGCAACCTAGTAAAAGAATCTTACGGCACGCTATGTCACATAAGCGAATACTACAACGATAAAAACAATGGCTATCAGCACGGCATCAATCTTTATGATAATGAAGATCTCGACGAACCAATAGAATGTATATGGTTCAAAACAGAATCAGAGCGCCAAAAATTTATCGATGATGAAAACATAACCATTATGGAAGGAGAGTAAAAAATGAGCACCAATAAACAACTCGAAGTATTAGCAAAGCTAGGCATCGACACATTGACCGAAGACGAGTACGAAGTGCAAGAATGGACGCTCTGCGACGGATGGACTAATACTTGGTCAACATACGATGACAACGACAATGAAGTACCAAGTACTTTTAGATCAGCTCAAGAAGCGCAAGCAGAATTGGATGACTTCTTTTATCAATGCGAAGAAGCCGTCGAAGATGGACACATGGAAGACGTTCCGGATCGTGAAGATTTTAGAATTGTAAAGATCGCATGATGGAGCAACTTTTATTTTTTATCTTCGTGATCTTTTATATATTAATCTGCAATAAGATATAATTTTTAAACTAACATTAAAAGGGAGCATCAAAATGAAACAACTCAGCAAAACAAAATATCTCAAAGGCAAAGAGCTCAGAAAAGTAACCGAGCTCAATGATCATATGAGACAGGCAGAATCTATCGACGCGGTTGCATGGTACGTGATCGTGCTTTGCGTTATCTTATTCATTTTATTTGGAGCACTATAATGATCAACTTAGAATTGTCATGGGATCAGACAGAAAAGATCGTCGCAGAAGCGTTGCAAGAGTCGCTACGGCTCGAATTAAGATTCAATGAAGGTCAGGATAGGATCGATGCATATAAACTCGTCCTAAGCGATTTTATGCTCGCTCAAGACTTCCAAAAATTCATGCACGACATCGCTAAAAAAGAATCAAAATACAACGCAAAAAGATTAGCGGAAGCTGGTAACGGATTATAAAAGCATGCTATAATCTAATTTTAAACTTAAATAGAAAGGTAACCACCATATGAAAACATTAAAAATAGTCGATGAATTAGGCGTCGTAAACGCTCAACTCAAAGCATTAGAAGAAACTGCAAGAAAGCTCAAGCAAGAGCTCATTAAACGTGGCATCGGTATCTATCAAGGTAACGACTACTTCGTCGAGGTTCAACACTATGACAAAGAAGTGATCTCACCTAAGCTAGTCCGAGAGCTAGCTGACAAAGACTTCGTGTCATCCGTGACTCAAGTTCAGTCAGTCGACGCCGTCGTCGTAAAACCATTATCAATTTAATATGGGAGTCGTGAGGGCAGAACAATCTGCCCAAAGCGATTTTTAATCATGAGTAAATTTTCAGTCCAACGCCGTTATGTCATCACGGATCTATTTGAAGAACCCATTCGCGCATTCTACACAAAGGATGAAGCGCTTCCATACCTCACACCACAAACAAAACTTATCGTATTACCTAAGCAACTATCCGGTTATAAACTAGCAATCACACTTGTGAAAGGGGAAGCAACATTTTGAATGACACTACAGACACGCTCACAGAATACTTACAATCACTCTACGGCATCGATATTTTGCCACTGAGCGAAGAGCACGCGCTCGCTAAAAGAATCGCTACAGGCGACCAAGAAGCCCTCGAAAAACTCATCCGGCACAACTTAAGGTTCGTGGTATACGTCGTTCGTAAAATGACGGCGTGGGGCTACGGCAAAATGCCGGTGGAGGATCTTTTGGCGATGGGTAACGAGCAACTACTTATCGCCGGACGCAGATGGACACCGACCAATAACGCGCGCTTTGCGACCTACGCTCGATCATTCATAGAAAAGGGCGTGCGCCGTGAGCTCGATAACACTGCCAACATCATACGACTGCCGGTCAACATCATGGAGTCGATCAAAAAGATGAACTACACCGAGAAGACACTCACGCAGAAGCTAGGTCGTAAGCCGAAAGAATCAGAGCTCGCAACTGAGCTCAACATCGAGGAAGATCGCGTCCGGCAACTGCAAGGTTACCTGTCGAGAGAGCCGGTGTCACTCGATCACATCAACGAAGAAAAATTTTTGGAGGAATCAGATGAGTAAAGATCCAGATTTAAAAAATGAATCGATTGGGGAGTCATTACCCAAATTTCCAGAAAATGAATCGATTGGGGAGTCATTGATTCAATTTCCGGTAAAAAATGAATCGACTGGGGAGTCAGAAACTAAAATTTCAGTTGAACAGTTCATAAAGAACTTCCAAAGTGAAAAAGGCATTTCTTATCCGACCGAGATATATTCCCTGGACGGAAAGCTAGAAAAGATAGAATTCCATGATGTTGATAACAATTTCATCATCGAAGCATTATGGGATCCAAGAGATAAGCACACGCTGCCGAACTACAACACGTTTAGGAAGTGGGCTTATGGTGTGATAAGCCAAAAAGGATATACTGTAGAACTAACCAAGGAGGTCAAAGATGAATGAAAAAACATGGTGGCAAGTCACAAAGTGGTACATAGCCATACTGTCTGCCTATTTTTTAGGCAGAATAGCATATGACTATATAGTGTGTTATTTATAGGCAAAAAGGGGGTCTGTAAGTGATTGATTTTAAACACATTGTCACAGTAGTACTAGTAGTACCAGTATAAATCACTTTTATCCCTATCTTTTTATTTTTATTTTTTTTAAAAAAAAGAAAAAAAGTGTAAACTACTGGTACTACTATGACAATGTGTTATAAATCAAGGACTTACAAAGGTCGTACCCTGACACAAAATTGTTTCTAAATTGTAACAATCCTTTAAAATCAAGGACTTAGCTACAAACGTACCCTGACAATGTGTTTAAAATCAATAACTTACGATACTTTTGTGCTTAATTTTTAATCAGATGTAAAGGCAAACTATGAAGAACTTCAAACTTATTGGCATTTTGACAGACATCAACGCTGTCAAAAAAGAGATCGAGGACAATAATATATGGTGGAACTGGATGTCAGTCCGCAAGAAAGGATTCTCGTCCCGTCATATTTATGTCAACGACATCGTGCTAAGATTCCAATCACTCATACTGGAAGATCAGCCCAAGACCAACATGAACGACAACCTAGAGTGCGTCAACTACTTCGTGCAGGTCAAATTTCCAAAGACCATGGAGCTGGTCAACAAACTGGCGGCAGGCAAGACGCTAGGGCGCATTATGATCGCATCTTTGGGCGCAGGTGATACGATATCATCTCACGTTGACGAAGGCGCATACTGCCGGATCTATGATCGGTACCATATTGTCATTCAGACCAATTCACTTGTAACGTTTAAGTGCGAGGATGAAGAGGTACATATGGCGGAGGGGTCAATTTGGTGGTTTGATAATAAAAGAGTACACTCAGTAGAAAATCATGGTAATATACCGCGAATACACATTATCTTGGATATTAAAAGGGGAACATAATGGAACTAAGATGGATCGTCAGACACTACGGTGAGTTTAAAGACCAACCCATATTGCAGTATAGAACCTCAGCCAATGAAGAATGGCAGGATGTACCAACTACCATTGTGTCCATGAAATAATTTTTGAAATTTGCATTAGTATAGGAAAGCTATGGAAAACACCACTACAAAACCAAACAGCCTGTCAGTCCAATTTGACAAGATACCACTCGACCTCAAAAAAGTACCAAGGTGGGTACTCTGGCGTTTAGTCGAGGTGGGTGACCCTCCGCGATGGAGCAAACTGCCAATGCAGATCAATGGTCAGTCAGCCTCATCAACCAACCCATCATCATGGACAGACTTTAACTCAGTCCAGTATGAGTACCAAGCCAACCCAACAAAATGGGACGGCGTGGGTTTCGTGTTTTCTGACGCAGACAACTTGGTAGGCATAGACCTAGACGACTGCTTAGATCCAACCACACATCAATTCACCAACCCAGCATCAGAACAAATTGCTCTGCGACTCAACGGGTACATGGAAGTGTCGCCCTCTGGCACGGGCGTTAAGATATTCACACGCGGCAACTTTTCCAACGCACACGTAGACCACTCGATTGGTTTGGAAGTTTATGCCAAAGCGCGGTATTTTACTGTGACAGGTCATTACATCTCAGGCACGATCCCAACAGAAGAACAAGACCTAACATCCATCATACCACCGCGTCAGTTTAACAAGACTGGCGACGCGTTCGCGGACTACACGCCGCCGCTCGAAGGGTACGACATCCACCGAGTCGAGACAGAGATCCTGTCACAACTTGATCCGGACTGTCACTACGCAGAGTGGCTCAAGATAGGCGCGATACTGCACCACCAATTCCAAGGTGACATCGAGGCGTGTGAGATGTGGGACAGATGGTCGGCACAGTCGCACAAGTACCAATCGACCGGCATCAACTCATGCGAATCGAAGTGGAGAACGTTTAAGGGTTCGGGCGCCACGCTCCGGTCCTTACTCTTCAACATCACGCAAAAGGTGAAAGCACAAGCGCTCGCCAGTGGTGAGACCATACTTGATAATAACACCATGGAGAACGCGCGTGTGTTCCTAGACAACTTCTACGCCAGTGAAGAAGGTTACAAGTTAGTACACTACGCGGACGATTTTTATGTACACGTCGGCACGCACTACGAAGACATAGAAGAACAAACGATCAGGGCTAAGCTCTACACCTTCCTGGACAAGTGTAAGAAGATGGGCAAGAAGAACGTCATCATGCCGTTCAACCCAACACCTGCCGTGGTGTCGGCCGTATTGGACGCGGTGAAGTCGATCGTGCACCTACCCAACCATCCCAACACTAAACCGCCGATCTGGTTTGAACAGTATCGCGCAAACAAACCGCAGGCGTCCAAATTAGTATCACTACAGAACGGGTTGTTTCACCTAGAACAGAACGTGCTGATACCACACTCGCTAGGATTCTTTACACAGAATGCGTTAGCGTTTAATTACGACAAGGATGCAGAGTGTCCAGTGTGGCATTCATTTTTGAAATCATTATGGGAGAAAGACCATGAGTCAATCGAAACCCTGCAAGAGATGTTTGGTTACATCTTATCGGGCGATACAAGGCAACAGAAATTCTTTAACATCATCGGACCGCGTAGATCTGGCAAAGGCACTATCAATAAAGTGTTGGTATCACTCCTTGGTCAGCATAATACAGTCGCGCCTGAACTGGGTGAACTGTGTGACACTTTTGGGCTACAGCCTTGGCTCGGTAAACTTCTTGCTTCCTTCACTGATGCCAGAGCTCCCGAACGCAATCGCAATGCTGTTGTATCTCAACTCCTTCGTATTGTTGGTGGCGATACAGTCACTGTTAACAGAAAGAACAAGGAGTCATGGAATGGATATCTTCCTACACGAATTGTCATCTACTCAAACGAGGTCTTACAACTCACGGAAAACTCGAACGCGCTTACAGGACGTATGATCGTATTAAGAATGACAGAATCATTCTACGACCATGAGGATACAGAACTATCACACAAGCTTGAAGCTGAACTGTCAGGTATCTTTAACTGGGCGATGGAGGGATTGAAGCGTAGACTTGCACGTGGAGGTCACTTCTTACAACCTAAGTCAGGCGCATCATATTTAGAACTGATGGAAGAGATCGGCAATCCAATCGGATCATTCGTTGAAGAGACACTCATATTTGATCCAGAAGCAACTGTATCTAAGGATGATGTGTTTGCATGCTACTCACACTGGGCGTTGAAGAGGAAACTTAGCCCAGGATCAGAGCTCGCATTTAAGCGTAGATTCTTGGCAGCAACTCAAGAGCATCGTATTGAGATTGGCCTCGATAGATCCAACAACTCACGCAATCATATTTACAGGGGCGTACGACTTAATGATAGAGCTCAAACGCATGTTAACAATAATGTTATATCAAACGGAGATGTATACTAATGTGGAACAATTTAGCAGAATTTAAAAAGTGGTGGCTTGATCTAAGACATTTAAGACCGCCATTCAAAGATCCTATCCATGTCACTGAAACTATGTACGAAATGGTTTTATATAAGGAAGGGCGTTATCAAGTACGTTTGTGCATTTGTAAAGCTAACTCTGAAAATAAAATAAGACTAATTGATGGTGCAGAACAAATCTTAATTTATATATCAGGCAACTTAACATTTAACGATGACATATCAGCACTTCAAAAAGCATCACCCGATGGAACGTTCCATCAACTATTAGGCATGGAGATTAAACCTCCGCACGATAAAGTCATAGCTAAGGATGAGGCAGGCACGTTTATCATCTTTGAGAAACTTGGAGAATAACAATGAACTGGAATAGCGTAGAAGAATTTCAAAACTGGTGGCTGACCAACGGCAAGCCTATTCGTCCACCATTTAAAGACGCCGCATTTACCACAGACATAGCGTACTCACTATGCTTATTCCGTGAGGGTAAATTTCAGGTAGAACTTTATATCTCAAAACCAAACACACAAGCGCCCATGCACTCACACCCAGATGTAGACTCGAGCTTTATCTACCTCGGCGGCAACCATGAGTTTGGCGAACCCGATGGATCATTCAGAGATCTAAAAGATTACCAAAAAGAAAATCCAGAGAACGGTGCGCATATCTTATTAGGCACAACATTGTTAGCGTTATCTGCAACTCCACATCGATTAAGAGTAGGCCCCGAAGGTGGCTCATTCTTGAGCTTTGAAATGTGGCGTGAAGATAAGCCAACATCGGTGACAGTACACTGGGACGGTGAACCTGTCGGTGAACAACACATTGAAACAATGAATAAACATCATGCTTGAACTACTTGTAGCGTTTTCGTTATATCATTATAAAGCTAGCTATCTATGGTGGATTGGATATATCATAGTCATGCTAATCGAAATACTGCAGGACTTAAATCATAAGGGATACTACGAAAATGAATGAACCAAACTTTGAATTACTATTTCCAACGCCTGTGATGTTTAACAGTTTGGATCGAGACTTTACAAAAGCTGAACTGGATTACATGCACAGTCACGATACTAAGACATACCAAAATCAAGGCAATACAACTAGTTTAAATAACTACATCCTTGATGAACCAGAGCTCAAAGATTTAAAAGATTTTGTGCAAAGTCAAATTCAGTTATACATGGATAAAGTTTATAAACCAAAGCACGATGTAAAGCCTTACATTACACAGTCATGGCTTAACTGGACAAAGACAGGCGAGTATCATCATACGCATGAGCATCCGAATAGTTTTATCTCTGGCGTGTTATATATTAATGCAGACCCCAAAGAAGATAAGATTAAATTCCATGCTAAAGGATATCAACAAATAAGTTTAGAGACAGATCAGTATGACATATTTAATTCTAGGTCGTGGTGGTTTAATGTAAAAACTGGCGGTATTGTCATGTTCCCGTCATCTTTAACGCATAATGTAGAAGCTGTAACTGCAGGTGAAACACGTATCAGTCTTGCATTTAATACATTCTTAAAAGGCACGATTGGCGATAACAGAATGCTAACGGAATTAAAGAATGACTAAACTAGAAGATTATATTAACGTTTACAAGGGTTGGCTAACACCAGAGTTTTGTAATGAAGTGAGATCTGAGATTGATAAAACCCAGTGGCAACAACATACATTCTACAATCCACAAGATGGATCATATAAAGATCGTAGTGGTGATCGTGAGCTAGATGTATCCTGGGGCAACATAAAGAACCGCGATGCATTAACTCAAAGAGTATGGGAGGCAATTAGCCAGTACATACTTGTGGATCATAAAGCTGATTACTTTAATGGTTGGTCTGGTTTTACTCACATCAGATTTAATCGCTACAAAGAAGGCAAACTTATGGCAAAGCACGTTGATCATATCCATTCTATGTTTGACGGCACAATGAAAGGCATACCTATCTTATCCGTGGTAGGAGCCCTCAATGATGATTACAAAGGCGGTGAGTTTATAATGTTTGACGACACAACGATAGAACTAAAACAAGGAGATATATTAATGTTCCCATCAGTATTTTTATACCCGCACAGGGTAGCACCAGTCACCGAGGGCGTACGCGATACGTTTGTATCATGGGTTTGGTAAAAAGACTTAAAGCAAAACCGCTCACAGAAGAGCAAATCGAATACATCTGGATTGCTATCTCAGAACAATACGCCGATGAGTTTGATGAGATAAGCGTCATTGATTTAGTCAGAGCTGTTGAGGAATACCATGGGATCAAGTAGTATTTATCCAAACACTTTTTTAGTGATGTTGTTTTTGTTTTTCTTTATACTAGGCGTACTACTAGGATGGAACATAAGAGGAGAATTTAATGAGAGTGTTGAGAAACGCGCACAGGAACTACGCAATAGAAATATCAAGAAAAGACAAGTGGACAACGTTAGTGCTTGGATGGTGTCCAACTATCCGGATAAAAATATTAAACAGTGATGTTGATCGTGAGTGGACAGAGACTGATCTTGACTACATTACAACAGTTAAGAAATTTCTTAATCCTAAATTGGAAAGTAGCTACATGGAAGAAACTGCAGAACGTGAATTAAGGAAGGTGTTAAATGATAAAAAAGAAAAAGTATAGCTACTACCAAATTGATCCTGGGTGCTATCCAAACATTTTTAAATTGTGCTTCAACAAAGATCAGTACAACGAGATCATTGAAGATCACAAAATAAAAGATCCATTAGGCCCGCTTGAAGTGGGATGTGCCGAGACACATATCTTAGAAATTAATAGCAACACAAAGATGATTGTATTAATCTTTGATCTTGATTACATCGTAGATCATTTTGGTATTGAGGGATTAGCAGGTACTGTAGCACATGAAGTATCACACGCAATCGATCACCTAGCCGAATATATTGGCGAGGAATCAAACCTAACAGGTGGAGAAACACGCGCTTATTTAACAGAACATTTTGTGAACCAGATATTTAAAGCATCCATATTAGAAAGACAGAAAAATGATAGAAAAGGACTTGGAGAAAAAATTAAAAAAGGCAGTGGAATCAAAGGGTGGAGTAACATTCAAATGGATTTCAACAGTCTCTGGAGTGCCGGACAGAATAGTCTTTTTAAGAAGGAACGTGTGGTTCGTGGAGATGAAGACAAAGTCTGGGGTGATATCCCAAAGACAGGCACTCGTATTCAAGATACTTGAGAACCATGGATTTCCAGTACTAGTCATTCGATCAGAAGAGGACATAGAAAATTTTGTTAACCCGCAATAACTTGCATCAATATCAAAAAGATATTATTGAGAAGGCCAAAGAGCTTCCAAGCGTCGGCCTATTCTTGCCCCCTGGTCTTGGCAAAACAGCAACGACCCTGACCATCATCAAGGAACAATGCAAAGGTCGCACGCTGATCATTGCACCAAAGAAGGTGGCAGAGTCGGTGTGGTCGGAGGAGATAACAAAGTGGGATCATCTCAAAGAGCTCCGCGTCTCAACGGTGCTAGGCAATCCAAAAGAACGCGTGGCTGCCATTCAGGCAGATGCTGACATTTATATCACCAACTTGGAAAATGTAGTGTGGCTGACAGAACTTAAAATACCCATGGCCAAGTTTAGTAACTTAGTCATCGATGAGTCATCACGCTTCAAAGATCCATCAACTAAAAGATTCAAAGCGTTAAAACCATTCCTTAAAACATTCAAGCGTCGCATCATTCTCACAGGCACACCGACACCTCAGGGATATGCTGATCTGTGGTCGCAGATTGGTATATTAGATCTAGGTGTAAGACTAGAGACAAGCATCACAAAATTCAGGGACAAGTACATGATGCCAGTAGAACGTAACCGTCACACTGGCGTGATTTATAAATGGGGGCTTATACCCAACGCTGACAAAGTGATTGAGGACAAGATCAAGGACATCTGTTTCTCACTAAAGGCAGAGGACTATCTCACATTACCATCGTTGAGCAAGGTGTACCACAAGGTACTCTTAGGCATGGAATCCAAGGTGCAGTACAAGAAACTACTCAAGGACATGGTGTTGGAAGTCGACGTTGAAACCATAACGGCACCAACCGCCGCGACTCTAACAAACAAGCTACTACAGTTCACCTCCGGATCACTATACAAAGAAGATGGTTCCTGGGTATGTATCCACGAAGCTAAGATAGACTTCTTGGTCGACATGGTTGACGAGAACACACCCACACTTATCTTTTATCACTTCAAGTCATCGCTAGAAAAGCTAAGAAATAAATTTCCAAACGCTAAACTATTAGACGAGATTGATCATCAGGACTGGCGTGATGGTAAGGTGCCTATTCTTCTCTGTCATCCACAGTCAGGCGGTATAGGTATCAACTTACAATGTAATGCCAAGGAGACAGCTCAGATTGTGTGGTACGACTTACCATGGTCAAGTGAGAACTATATCCAAGCTAATGCCAGAATACATCGCCAAGGACAAACAAAGCCAGTAATTATTCACCACTTGGCTATTGAGAACAGCATCGACTATCAAGTGATTGACGTTTTAGAGGGCAAAATTAATATTCAAAATGCTGTCCTAAATGCCCTAAATTTTGCATTAGTATAGTACTATGAATAAAGACACCAAAACAAAACATATCGTAATGGCATCAATCCCGAGATTATCGGACGAGGAGCCTGATCTATTAGAACGTGATGACTCCAAGGAGGGTAACTTCTCGGCTACATTGGTTGATGGTTGGGTGCCCTGGTCAGAAGAAGACATTGAAGATATTAGGAAGATTATCACCGAGAAATTAGACCCAAAAGAAATGTTTATATTTGAGGCATACCTTGACGGTTTAACGTATAATGATATTTCGGTAACTGAGAAATATTGGCGTTACCATTTTCAAAAAGGTTTAGAGATTATCAAAAGGGAGCTAGGCGTATGAGTGGAGCTGGAACAAACTATGAATGGTTGTTAGATTATAATAAAACTAATGATCCGGTCAATCATCCTAAACATTACACAGAACATCCAAGCGGTGTAGAGTGCATTCAAATTACAGAACATATGAACTTCTGTCTTGGGAATGCAGTGAAATATATCTGGCGTGCAGATCTAAAACACGATGCTATAGAAGATATAGAAAAAGCAATTTGGTACTTACAACGAGAATTAACAAAGAGGAGAAAATAATGGCAGACAAAGACTTATCAAAAGAAATTATTAAACTAGAACTTACAGTGGATCAAATCAATTCATTGCTCGCAGTATTAGGCAATGCACCATTTGTTCAATCTGCTAATCTAGTGAACGAAATCCAAGCACAAGGTACGCCACAATTTTTAGCGATTCAAGAAGCTAACAAAGAAGACGAACCTGCAGAAGAGGCCAAAGCATAATGGCCTCTGATCTATTAAACAAAATGATGGAATCAGGCGGTTTTTCCAACGCAGAACATATTGAGAAAAAGCGTCAAGAACTAGCTGCAGCAGTAACCCGTGTTGTCATCAACGAGGCTATGGCTGAGATGCGTGCAAGGAAAGCTGAGATTGAGCGCATGTCAATCAAGACCGATGATGGGGCGAAAAAAGACTAGTTTGTGCATTAGTAGGAATAGAACCCACCATGTCTACTCTTAGTCCCTGTAAAGGAATTTGTCGATTAGACAAAGACTATTGCGTTGGGTGCAAACGCCACGTTGATGAAATTGTCGAGTGGTACAATCTATCTGAAAAGAAAAAACAAGCAGTCATTGAAAGAATAAGCAAAGGAAAACCATATGGCAACTAAACCTGGACTATACGCAAACATCCATGCAAAACAAAAACGCATCGCTGCGGGATCTGGCGAGAAAATGAGAAAGCCTGGAACTAAAGGCGCACCTACTGCAAAAGCTTTTAAAGAGTCTGCTAAAACCGCTAAGGTAAAATAATGGCACAACCTACCAATAAGAAATTTAAATTTACAGAAGAGCACGCCAAGATCATTATTGATCTAGGCAAACAAGGTGCATCTCAAAAGTCTATGTATGCTGCAATTGGCATAAGTAAAAGCACTGGTATTAAACTTAAAAAAGAAGATCCAGCATTTGCAGAAGCTATGGATTTAGCTTCAACATATTCTCAGTCTTAC